ATATTATGATCGCTCAGAGTTCCAGGTCTACCGACGATTAGAGCGCCAAGGCAGCGAGTCCGTTGTTTCATTGATTGATGCGGGACCTCATGCTTATAGCCGTGAAAATCGGGTTCCTCTGGTGACCATGCAAGTTACTGATGGGCTATGGCTGGCTAATAAGGCGGCACATCTTCAGTTAGAGCATTTTAATAAGTCAAATGCGTTGGCTTGGGCGATCACCATGGGGCTATTTGCGATGCCGGTGATTTACTCCGATCGCGAATGGAACCAGATTGTTGGCGAAAGCTATTATATTCAGCTCGGGCCAGGGGACAAGTTTGGTTGGACTGAGCCGGACGGGAAAGTTTATCAGATTGCTGCAAAAAACCTTGAATCGCTAAAAGAAGAGATTTACCGAGTTTGTTATCTTTCACAGGCATCTGGGGAGATGGTGAGTGGTCATGCGCAGTCGGCTCTGAGCAAGCAGATGGACTTCGCTATTACTCAAGAAGTTTTGCGTGCTTACAGCTCCACGGTCAAAGATTGCATTCGGAAGGTACTAACAGGAATTTGCAAGGCGCGTCAAGATGACATGAGCGTTTCTGTAACAGGGCTGGATGAAGTAGATATTGGGGATTTCGGCACTGAGTTGCAGGATGCCAAGAATCTCCTCCAGTTAGGAATCGAGTCCCCGACGCTCAAGCGCCAAGTTTATCAGCGACTGGCAACGAAGTATCTGAATGACGCCAACCAAGAAATCAAAGATCAAATCACACAAGAAATTAATGTGCAGTTTGCTTAAGAGGAGGAAAACTGAGTGTCACACGAAGAGCCCATTGAAGGCCAGGCATCTACCAGTGTTGATGTAAAGGAAATCGTAAAGCAGGCTATTAGTGAATTTGTACGCGGCGAACAGCAAAAGGCCGAGCCTGCCTACAAAGCCGAGCTGCAGGATGAACGCAAGCGGCGAGAGTCTTTAGAATTGAGGCTCAATCAGCTCGTTGAGGAGAATCGAAAGGCGCGGGCGCTGGCGGAAGAGGCTGACCGGAGTTCACAGATTCGATCTGAGCTGCAGCGACTCGGAGTAGCGAAGATTGACCTTGCGTTCCGTGCCGTGAAGGACGACGTGGTTCGGGGCGAAGATGGCCGCTTAGCAGGCCGTGGCATGGAGAATAAGTCGCTGCAGGATTATCTTGCCAGCTTTGTGCAGGAGAATCCTGAGCTTCTACCGGCACGGATTGCCGGCGGAAGCGGAGCGCAAGTGGCCTCGAAGAACACTACGCCAACGCCAGCGCCGATCAATCTCAACGCAATCAAACCTGGGATGAACAAAGACGAACTTGACCAGATAAGAAAAGAAATCTCACGGTTGGCTTCACAATCCGTGTATGGCTCATAGTAGCCAACTGCGTTGCTTGCAAAGTTTGTTAATCAACAAGCAATACTTATCTAGTTAATAAGAAACATAAGGGGAGAAGGCGGCAGAATATAAGTCTGTCGCACGAATGAATTAGGAGAACTATGTCAATTATCACTTCCGCCAATCTGGCGAATGCAATTGTAAAGCTCGTTGCTGCCGATGCTTTACCAGCTCTAATGGGCAATCTCGTCATGGGCAATTTAGTAAACCGTGATTACGAGCCGGTGCTCGCGAATACCGGTGACACAGTCAACGTGCCGATTCCGCCAGTTCTGGTTGCTAACAATATCGCTGAAGGCGGCACGGTTACGCCTCAGAATCCGAACCTGGGAAATGCTCAGATTGTTCTAAACACGCACGCTGAGGCAACCTTTCAGATTCCGGACGTTACCAAGGCGCTGGCCTTTCCGGAACTGCTGAAAGCTTACATGCAGCCAGCAGTCATCGCCATTGCTGAGAGAGTCGAGCGGGATCTGCTCAATCTTTATCCGCAGTTTAATGCGGCTGTGGGCTCAGCCGGTACACCGATTACGGAGAGCACAATCGACGCGGCTGAAACCGCGCTGTTTGCAGCGAAAGTTCCTGCTACAGCCCCGAAATACCTGGTTGTGGATTCCAATGCTTACTCACAAATTCGCCAAATTCCGCGCTTTAGCGAGTATTACTCGTCCGGTGATGCCGGCCTGAAAGCATTGGTTGAAGGCAACGTCGGCAAGATGAAGGACTTCTTTATTTTCCGCTCACAATTTGTCACCGCCACGGGCGCTTCCACGGTAAATACACACAATCTTGCGTTCACACGCGATGCAATCGGACTGGTTGTGCGCCGACTACCCCAACCTTTACCGGGCACGGGCGCTGTTGCTGAATACGCCGAGATGGGCAACTTTGGCATTCGAGTGGTGATGAGCTATCAACCGAACACTTTGTCACAGCAGTTTACTGTCGACATCCTTTACGGTTGCGGTGTTCTCCGGAACAACTTTGCCGTGCAAGTCAACAGCTAATAATCATTAGTCAATATCAGTGACTGGGGGCTGCTTCGCAGCTCCCATTTTTTAGGAGATATCCAGTGGACGTAAAACAATACTATCGAAAGCTGCGAGAGATTGAGGATAGCTTAACGGAGCCTTACCTGGTAATTGTCAGCCTCGAGACGTCAGATGGCGGCAAAGCCGGTTGTATGTGTGAAGTGCCGCGCACAGTGGCCGCAAGAATGATTCTTGAGCGGAGAGCAAACCTTGCCAGCGTTGAGCAGAAGGAGCTCTTCTTTCAACAACAAGAAGCTGCAAGGAAAGCGGCGGAAAAGGCAGAATTAGCGCGTCGCGTACAGGTAGCCATTCTTGCGGACCCTGATTTACAGGCTACAGCGGCCAGAACGATCAGCAAAAAGCAGGTGTAGATCCTATGGCGCTATTCACCGATTCAGACGTTGTCACGCTGGATGACCTTTTACCCTTCGAAGGGTCACTCGTACAGGTATCGTCGACTCACGGCATTGATGTTCAAGCAAAAATAAAGCTTGCAACTGATGAGATCGGTGACAGGCTGATGCTCAATCTCCTGCGAGCAGGGCTATCAGATCCGCAGTGGCTCAACCGAGCAAAGATCGGTTTGTCGACGGTTGTTGTAACCCCCCTGTTGTTTCGTTGGTTATGTTTTGATTCGCTGGCCCGCGTTTATGCAGAGGCGTATAACGTTCAACTTAATACCCGTTTTCAGGCGAAGTGGAACGAATATCAACAGCAATCCGATGCAGCTAGCGAACTATGTCTAACCAGCGGCATTGGAGTAGTGCTCAATCCTTTACCAAGGCCGGCAATTCCGACGATTTCCTCTGGAGCTGGTTCGTTCCAGGCAACGTCGATCTTTGCTCAAGTCACGTGGGTGGACCGGCTCGGTAATGAGAGCGCGCCTAGTCCAATCAACGGAATGATTCTCAATGGTTCTGCGAGTGTACAGGTGAGCATGGCTGAAACCAGCAGTCAAGCGCCAATCGCCGCCGTAGGATGGAATGTTTACGTCAGTACATCACAGGGAGGCTTAGCGCTTCAGAATAGCTCTCCGGTCGCAATTGGCTCTCCCTGGCAGATGCCAAATAGCAGCCTTATTGCTGGGGTGAGCCCAAGCAACGGGCAGATACCGGACGTTACGGTCGCCTGTATCCGGCGATGGCAAAGGGGTTAAATACCATGGCACCTTTAACGATACTCACGGTTCAGAAAGTGTCGGACCTGCTAACTAGCGGGTCAGCGTTGCAGCAGGAGATCACTGCGCTCAACAATGCCTGCAATATAAATGTGCCTACGATCGAGGCAGCACAAATTATACTTAGCTCCGCTTCGCAGGATATGGATGATCGGGATATGCAGTTAAGCTATCCGCGAGTTTGCCTTTACAGCGCAGGAATGAAGAACACCCAGGCGGAAAAGTTCAGATCGCTGTCCGGCTGGTTAGCGGCCGTTGCCGATCTATGGACGAGCGGAAATCTCATTGGTGATATTGATCAATGGACTCATTTCTACGTCGAAGCGCTCACTAATGTTTTACGGAAGAACATAGGCGACTGGGGAGACGGGGTTTTCTTTCCAGGCGTTTATGAGGTTCAATTTCAACCACCCAAAATAGGCGGTCTGGGGTTTGTGCAAATGGCGCGAATCACTTTTCATCTGAATATCAGCCAGAGTTAGCTTCCACAAATGCCAAATTACATATCCTCCAACGCAAACCGCTTCTACACAGCGGTTGAATCGTCGTATGCACAGGCAGCAGCAATTACGCCCACCAATCGCTTTCCCGCGATGCGATTGCAGGCGCAACAGGTGATGGAGCAGAGCCGAAGGCTCGACAAAACTGGAACTCGTACATTTTTAGGACCATCACGAAACGGAAGGCGACGAACAGTCTTTCAAGTACGGACATATCTGACTTCCTGGAGCGGGGCAGGGCAGCCGTGCTATGGCCCCCTGTTTCAAGCAACTTTGGGGGCAGCGCCACAATTCTCCACAGGGCTTGTTGTCCATTCTACCGTCAACTCCCTAACAATACAGACCACAAATTCGCATGGCTTGTCTTTGGGGTCGGCTGTTTCTTATGCTGGCGAAATCCGGTTTGTTACGGGTGTTCCGGACGCTTCGACTTTCACAATGAATGCACCGTTCTCACAGATACCAGCAGTGAATAGCAGTCTTTGCCCTACGCTCACATATTCACTATCAACAAGTCTGCCCAGCATTACTCTTTATGACTACTGGGATGCAGCTTCGCCTATTAACAGAGTGATTACTGGCGTAGGTGTGGATAGTTTGGAAATTTCCGTAAACGGCGACTATCATGATTTTGTTTTTGCCGGACCTGCGGCGGATATTTTGGATGCAAGCAGTTTTCAGCCGGGAACTGCGGGTCTCAGCAGCTATCCAGCAGAGCCAACGATCGGTGCCTTCGACTACCGAGGCGTTCCCGGACATCTTGGGCAAGTTTGGCTGGGGCAAGCGGCGAGCCAGTTCTTTACCTTGACGGACGCTACGGTACAGATCAAAAACAACATTGAAACTCGACAGCATGAGTTCGGGTCCTGTTTTCCTACAGCGGTTGTTCCCGGTGAGCGGCAGGTAAAGTCACGATTCAGTTTGCTGGTGCAAGATGATGCCGAGACAAGCGCTTTATATGCTGCAGCCAAGCAAAGAAATTGCATTTCAGCTATGTTGCAGTTAGGCCAGCAACAGGGACAACTTATGGGCATTTATATGCCGAATGTTACGCCCGAGATGCCGGACTATGTAGACTCGGATCTCCGCTTAATGTGGACTTTCAATAACAATCTTGCACAAGGAGCGGCTGATGACGAAATTTGCATCGCCTTTGCATAAGCAAGCCGAGTATTCCAGCGTTGCCTGGCGGAACAGCAACACCTATAAGGGCGTCCGGTATGCGGTACGGAAGATGTCACTCGCTCAGCGCATCGAAATGGCAGAGCGCATACAACAATTGAGTTCCAAATATGAATTTCTCAAGACAGGCGACGCACTGGAGAAAGCGGAGGCTCACCTGGCGGACCTGCTCGTACGCAAGTTGTACTTAGAGTGGGGCCTTGCCATTGTTGAGGGGTTGGCTATTGATGGGGAAAAGGCTTCTGTCGAGCTTTTGATTGAGAAAGGCCCGGAACTGCTCTGTGATGAAATCATTGCTTCTATCCGAGCGGAACTTGAGCTATCCGAGGAAGAAAGAAAAAACTCCTAATCGCATTCCATTTTCAGTTTTCCTCACCAGCCGCGTGGGAATGCGAGACCTGCCGATCGAGCGGATTGGTGGCTGTGCGCAATTGCGCATGGATAAGCGGATCAGAAGCTACTCATAAGAAAGCAGTTTGGGCTCGCAAGGACATTGTGTCTCTACAGTGTCCAAAGTCAATTATCTCAGCACAGAGCAAAGCCTTTCTCCAGCACTTCCGATGGTGGAAGCAGTTTGGAGGAGGTTTTCCGTGGTGGGTAGATGCGAAGACCGCAGACGCTCTACTGGTTTTGGATGAAGCATGGCGGGCGGAGGAGCAAAATGGCAAAGTTTAGAAAACTAACATCGAACAAATTAGCTGGCGGCCAAATTACAAGCAAAGCACTTAAGCCAGCGGACGTAGTGATGCAAGTACAGGCAACAGTTAGGCCTACTACGAGGGTCAGCGCTGCAACCGATCTAAAGAGACTCTCAAACGGTAGTCTGCCGACTCTCAAAGGTATTCAGTTTGGTTCCCCTTCCAATGCCGGTTCTAAGTCTCGCTCCTCGACGGA